CCGAAGCTCCCAGACCCGACTCTACCTGTTCCAAACTTGGAAGAAGTACAGGATCTAGATATGGAATCTCTGCCACAGGTACGTCAAAAATTGTTTGAGGGGGGTTAAGTACATCTATATTTGGTATATAAGGTAGATCTTCGTTCATTTTTTGATAGTATTGTAATAACCTTACACTTATTTATTACACATAGCATCCTTGAGGGGTATCAGACTAAGTGAAATAGGGTTGGTTAATTCCAAATTTATTTCTAATTGACATGGCTAATTTTAGTCCTTCAAGACTCGGCTTGGTCAATGCTACTGGTACGTCTTATGACGCACTTTTCTTAAAAGTGTGGAGTGGAGAGGTGCTATCAGCGTTCCGTAAAGCCACAATATTCGAGTCATTGCATACAGTTCGGACAATTCAATCAGGAAAATCCGCACAATTCCCAATTATCGGACTCAGCTCAACTTCCTATCATACACCTGGCACACAATTGACAGGGGATAGCATCAAACACGCTGAGGCTACCATAAATATTGATGACAAACTTGTATCTCAAGTATTTTTGGCTGACATTGACGAAGCTAAGAATCACTATGATGTGAGGTCAAAATATACAGAGGAAATGGGAAATGCTCTTGCCTATCGTTTTGATGAAAACGTAGCTGCAACAATAGCTCAAGCTGCTAGAACAGGTACAAACTTTAATACAGATTTACCTGGAGGTACAAGAGTTAAGATTCTTAAGTCTGGTACTGCCAATACTGCTGCTGCGGTTGCTGCTGTTACTGGTGCTGATCTTGTTACTGCTCTATGGACAGTTGCACAGACATTTGATGAGAATAACATCCCAGAAAATGCAAGATACTTTGCACTTGATCCAGCAAACTACTACAAACTTGCAAGAACTACTGATGTTCTTAACAGAGATTGGGGTGGTTCTGGAGCATACGCAGAAGGTACAGTTCTTAAGGTTGCTGGTATTTCAATTATTAAATCTAATAACCTACCCAAGTCAAACAGATCTGCTGTTACTGGAGAGAACAACACTTATCATGCTAACTACACCGATAATATCGGACTTGCATTTACACCAGATGCAGTTGGTACAGTTAAGTTAATGGATCTTAAAATGGAACAAACTGGAAATGATGTTCATGCGTTATACCAGGGTGTATTTATGGTCGGATCTATGGCTCATGGTACAGGCGTACTACGTCCAGATTGCGCTATCGAAGTATATGCGGCTAACTCATAAGTAGTTAATATAGGGGAGTAAACTTACTCCCTTATTATTATGCCTAAAGGAAAAGGAACTTATGGTACAAAAGTCGGACGACCTCCAAAAAAAGGTACTAAAAAAAAGTAAATGGCACTCGCTAGAACCTCAAAATTAGAAGCGGTCAATAAAGCCTTGCAGATGATGGGAGAAGCTCCTATTAATTCTCTTCAAGGTTTATTTGGCTTAGGTAATTTGGCAGAAACTACAATTAATAGTGTTAGTCGCAAATTACAAACTGAAGGTTGGTCTTTTAATACTGACTATGAAGTTGACTTAATGAGAGATTCGACAACAAATGAAATTTCAGTTGGAACTAGCACTACTAGAGTTTATGTCGATCCTTATGACTATCCAGATATAGATGTAGTGCAAAGAGGATCAAGACTTTATGATCGCAAAAATAACACATACGAATTTAAGCAAGACTTAAAAGCAGATATAACTATTATTCTTGATTGGGAAGAATTACCCGAACACGCTAGGGTTTATATAATGACTAAAACTGGTAGAGAACTCCAGGAATCTATGATTGGTAGTAAAGATTTAACAGAAATAAATTTATTAGTTGAACAAGAAGTTAGATCACAATTTTTGGAAGAAGAAACAATGTTAAGCGATCACAATATTCTTAGAGGACATAACCGAAGAGTAAATCCAATGAGAACTTATAGACCTTCTGACGTTTTATCTAGGTAGTTATGGCATTAATTACTAGCGCTATCCCAAATATGATTAATGGGGTTAGTCAACAACCCTCAGCGCTAAGACTAGCTTCACAGGCAGAATCAGTTATAAATTGCTTATCTTCTCCAGTTGAAGGATTAACTAAACGTCCGCCTTTTCAACATATAAAAAAATTAATTAGCGGTACTGCTGGAACAGGTAAACCATTTGTAAAAGCTGTTGATAGAGACGGAACTATACAATATCTAATTATGATTAGGGATGGAGCTATTGAGGTATTTAACTTAGATGGCACTTCTCAAACTCTTACAACTCCTAACGGAACAAATTATCTAGATATTACAAATAACGCTGACCCTTCAGAAAAATTTAGAATAGCGTCAGTTGCAGATTATACGTTTATATTAAACAGAGAAAAAGTGGTCACTATGGATCACGCTGGTACTTATAGCCAATCAGGAACAACAATAACTGTTTCTTCTAATAATCATGGATTAACTAATGGAGCAAAAATACAAATAGATTTTGAAACTGGAAGTAGTGTTGATGGTACTTATACCGCAACTGTTGTAAATGCTAACAGTTTTACATTGGTTGGCGCTTCTGCAACTACTAGCGGAAATTGTAGATTTAACGAATTATCTCCTGATGTTTCACGCAAAGGTATTGTATTTATAAAAGCTGCTGACTACGCAACTACTTACGAAATAAAAATAAAAAGCGCTGATGGAACTAGCACTTTAGCAACAGCAAGTTTTACAACAGCATCCGCAGGGGGAACAGTTCCAGACTCAGGCACAATTGCAGCAGATTTAAGAAATGATTTAGCTTCTGCGCTATCTAGTGGTTGGACATTTACCCAAGATCAATACATTATTAGAATTGAAAGAAATGACGATACTGATTTTATATTAGAAAGTAGTGACAGTAAGGCTGGAACTTACACAAAAGCTATTAGAGGAGCAATAGATACAATTAATGATTTACCAACCTTATGCGAAAACAATTTCATTGTTAGAGTCCAGGGAACAAAAACTACAAGATTAGATGACTATTACGTTAAGTTTGAAACTTCAAATGGTACAGCTTTTGGTTTTGGAATATGGAGAGAAACAGTTGGTCCATTAGAACCTTTTAAATTTAATACATCAACTATGCCACACGTTTTAGTGCGTGATGCTGCTACTGGTACATTTGAATTTAAAGAATTTGATTACAGCCCACGAATAGCTGGCGATTTAACTACAGCTCCCACTCCTACTTTTGTAGGTACTGTTCTAAATAACATTAATACTTTTAGAAACAGACTTGTATTTTTGGCGGATGAAAACGTAATAATGAGCGCAGCAGATAGTTACGATAGATTTTTTCCTGAGACAGTACAAACTATTGTTGACAGCGACCCTATTGATCTAGTCACAGGCGGTACGGAAATTCATTTTCTAACATCTAGCCTGGCATTTGCAAACACATTACTACTCTTTAGTCGGCATGGTCAGTTTAGATTAGATGCTGGCGCAGTTGGTATTGGGGGTGCATTAACTCCTCAGACAGCAACTATTACAGCTATAACTACATACGAAACACAACCTAATGTTGACCCTATTGCAGTAGGTCGAACAGTATATTTTTCAATACCTAAAGGAGAATTTAGTGGGTTGCGTGATTTTTACCTGGAAGATGTTACAGGTGCAGTTCCAGTATCAGAAGAAGTATCCTCTTCAGTACCAAGATATTTACCTAAAAATATAGTCAGTTTAGTAAGTAGCGCTTCAGAAGAAACAATAATAGCTATTAGCAAAGACGAACCAAAGCGTATTTATTTTTATAAATTCTTTTATGAAGAAGATGAAAAATTACAATCTTCTTGGTCGTTTTGGGAAGTTAAAGGAGCTAAAACTGTTCTTGGCTCAACAATTATAGATAGTGATGTATTTTTTATAATTGAATATACAGACGGAGTTTATCTAGAGAAATGCTCTTTACGTCCAGAAGCAACTGATCTTAATAGTAATCTTGAAATTAAGCTAGACAGAAAAGTAGATGAAACTCAATGTCATGTCAATGTTATTAACCAGGGTGGAGCTGGTGTTCAATCAATAATTTCTTTACCATATCCAACAGCTACTACAGGAATACAAGCTGTTGTTGGTCGAGACGTTAGTGGTAACACAATTCAACATGGTCAAGTTATAAAAGCTAGTTCAGAGACATTAACTGGTGCAACTCAATCTGGATTTAGCGGTAATGGAACTATGACAGTACTTGGAGACTTAAGTAATGCTAAGTTTTTTATAGGAGAACTATACGATATGACGTATGAGTTTAGTACTCCTTACCTCAAAGAACAACCTTCTGGAGGTGGTGTTGCTGTTATAGCTGGTCCACGATTACAAATTAGAACTTGGATGTTTGTTTTTGACAATACAAGCGCATTTCAAGTAAAAGTTAGTCCAAGAGGTAGATCTTCCTTTACTTACCCTTATAATGGATTTGTAATAGGTCAAAATCCTCCAGCGTTAGGTCAAGCACCTTTCTTAACAGGTAAATTTAAAGTGCCAGTTATGGCTCAAAATAACGACACAAAAGTTGAAATTTTGAGTGATAGCCCACTACCTTGTCGTATTCAATCAGCAGAATGGGAAGGATGGTTGCACAGCAGAGCAAGACGAATATAGGTAAATTTCATTGGAGAAAGTCAACTCCCAATGATGTAATAGAAGTCGCTTCTAATATGAGGCAAGAAGATATAGAGGAGATATACGCATATTCTGGATCAGATCCAAAAAGTAGTCTTATATATTGTTATTTTGGAAGTCAACCTTGTATGACTATGGTAGGGCGAAAAGGAAATATTATGGGTATGTATGGAGTAATTCCAATTAGGAAAAATATGGGAAAAATATGGATGCTAGGTCATAGGACTATGACTACTGATTATAAAGATGTAAGAGCTTTTCTTCGCAATTCTCCAATAGAATTAGATAAATTTAAAATGAATTATCCAATATTATTTAATTATGTAGATGCAAGAAATACAATTCATGTAAAATGGATTAAGTACATGGGTTTCTCAATCATCAAAGAACACGCTACATTTGGGTATGAGGGTCGTCCTTTTTATGAATTTGCTAAGGTTTAACTAATGTGTGAAGCAGTTACGTTAGGAGTAATTTCTGGAGTCCTGGGAGTAGGGCAACAGTTTATGGCTTATCAACAAGCCAAATCTAATGTTGCTTTTCAAAATGCACAAAATAATCTTAATTATCAAAGTCAATTATTGCAGACGCAATCAAACAGAATGACGGAAGAGACGAGAAATCAGATGAACGAGGATTTTATACGACATACAGAATTTATGGCTGACCTGACTTATGAAAGAGATTCGACCAGGATTACTATGGAGCAGCAACAGATACAAGAACAGAGAGCGCAAGAGCAAACAGAAAGAGGAAAAGTAGCATTACAGAAAAAAGGAGAAGTAGCATCACAGCGTATTGGACAAAATGCCTGGACTCTTTTAGCTGAGATAGAAAGATCGAGAGCAGCAGCCGATTTTGTGACAAATAGAAATGCTGCATTTGCGCTTAAAGGATCACAAACGCAGAGACTTGATGCACAATCTGATCGTGCAGCTCGAAGGGGATCTGCCAGAACATATCTTAAGAAAACTTATCTTGATCCAGTTAAGCCACTACGCATACCCAAGCCTAGTTTTGGTCCATACGCACTTGGTATGGCTGGTTCTGTTGTTGGTGGATTTAACACTTACTATGGTGTTAAAGCTAACCAAGCTGTAATTGCAGCTAATACTCCACAAGGTAGTGATATAAGACTTAAGGAGAATATAGTTAGAACAGGCGAATCTCCAAAAGGTTATCCAATCTATGAGTTTAATTATAAAAATGACCCTAGAACACGTTATCGAGGGGTAATGGCACACGATCTGGTTACTAGCAGACCTGATGCTATTCACAGACTTAATGGCTATTTAGCTGTTGATTACAGTAAATTAGACGTAGATTTTGAGGTAATTTAATGGCAAGACAAAAACTAAATTACACTCAAGGGGATGCAGAACCCAAGAAAAAAGGAAATCAGAAGCGAAGTCAGCTTGCTACTGGTCAATCTACTGGAGACGTTAGCCAGGTAGATTTATCATTTAAAACTCCGCAAATACAAAATTTTAAATGGTATGGACAGACTTATTCGACTCCTACTGAACCAAAACTAGTACCTACACTTGATCTGCCAAGTGTAGAAGGTTTTTATGACGATACTAGAAAAGCTAAAGATAATGAGTTTAGTGCCTTTATTGATGGCATGAAAACTTTAAAAGGAGAGCTTGGGCAATTACCTGGAGCATATACAGACGCAAGAGTTAAAGAACAAGCTGTTCTTAATTTAGAAGCTGCAAAAATTCTTGACACATTTCAAGTTGGCAATGATGGTACAGACATAAATCCAGCAGACAAATTACAGGCAACTATTAATAAATTAAACAAAATAATAGATCAACCTCTAGTAACAGAAGGAGAAGAAGGTTTTAGCTTAGAAAAAACAGAAGAGATAGAAAACGCAAAAAAGATTTTACAAGAGATAGAAAGCAATAGGCGATTAAGAAATACAATTACTTCTTTGGCGAATGAACGACAAGTTTTAGATAATTTAACTCAATGGGATACATATAAATTAAACGAAACAGTTGACGAAATAGATGAAAATACAGGACAGCCAGTACAGGCTCGCAACAATCAAGGCGAATTACAGTTTGAAAGTGATGGTGTAACTCCTATTTATGCGCAAGTTTCTTTAGCGGAACTAGATCCTAGTGACGCAAGATACAAGCAAGCGTATAACGAATTTATATATAAAAATAGTAAATTAGGAATTTTTGAGCATAACAATTTGCAACCGCAAATTTTGCAACACAGAATGAATGACAGGGCAAGTCAATTAAAAAACTATTTAGAAAAAACTACGCAATTAGGACAGGCAGAAATAGTTTCTACTATTAATTTACTTGAAAATCCTGGTTTAACACCTGTTCAATTAAACGAGCAAATCGGGAAAATAGTAGCAAACGTAAGAAGGTTAGGACTTTCAAAAGAATCGGAAGTAACTATGTATAAATTACTTTGGCAAAGTTTAGCTCGTAATCCTTTGTATAAAAATTTAGATGCTGACTCTCTTTATGAAGAGTTTTCAAATTTAGCTCTTGGTACAGAAGATTATAACGGAATTGCTATTGGTCCAGAAAATAGTAGGTGGGAAACAATAAACGGAGTAACAAGAATTAAGCCAGAAATGGCTTGGATTAATAGTCTTGGAGGCACATCCTACTTAAGAGACATAGTTGAAGGCATTGTAAATGATAGAGATAATTTAAACAGAGCTGATAAAACTTCAAAAGAAACTGAATTTTCAACAAATTTAGTAAAAGGGATGGAAGATTTAAAGATTGAAGTAGATGGAGAAGAGGTAAGTATAAAAGACGCTTTGACTATATATAATAGCGAAGGTACTCCAGGAGTAGTTCAAGCGGATGCTAATGTAAGACTTGCATATAAAAAAGCAAGAAATTTAATTGAAGAAAATTACAAAACATTATCTCTTGAAATACAAAATTCATCTTTAAGTCCAAAAGAAAAACAAAATCAACAAAAAATATTAGACGAACAAAGAGAACTTGCTTTAGTAAATTTAGCTTATGGTTTAACTGGCACAGAATTTGCTAATGATGTCAAACTATTAGAATCAGAATTATATGACTGTATTGGTACTGGTAAAAAAAATTCAAAACAATGTCGAATTTTTATGTCGAATTATACCAATATGAATAGAATCTATGGGCAGACTTTGGTTAACAACTACGAGAGAACGAAAGGTATGATTACTAAATACAACGATCTTGTAAAAGGAGACGTAGCAAGTTCAATAGACGCTGTTACTGACGAGTTAAAACTTGCGTTTGACAAGGCGGTATATGATTCTAACCCTGCTTTAACAAAAGACGGATATGCAGAATGGGGAACTTATGAATTTGCGCTAGACAGCTATCTTACTGAGATATATAGCGACATGGTAAGCGCTGCTAAAGACGGAAAAGTTACAAAAGATGAGTTAATGGACAAAGTAAATGCAGATATACAGAATGGCACGTTTGCAACAAAAATGAAAGAGTTTGGAGTAGATGTAGATAACAGTCTTGGTAAAAATTTCTTTTATCCTTCAGACACTAACGAGCTTGGATTTAATGAAGAATATGGTCCTGTAAATGGAAGCAATAGAAACCTTATAACTAAATTAGATAAAATTAATGTTAATGAAATATTCCCTGGTACGGACAATTATGAATTTGTAAATCATTTAGATTCTCCTAATCCATATCTTTTGAATAGCAAAGGTAGTATTCAGTTCGTAAAAAATATTTTATTTAGTGGAGAGACTACTTATGGCGATATTAACTTTTACAGACAATTACTTGATCCAGAAAGTGAAGCATATAAAGAGCTTTTAGCAGAAAAAGGAGAGCAAAATTTAAAAAAGGAAATTGATAGATTAACAAAAAATTTCAATAATTCTTTTAAAAAATCACAAAAAGGACTAGAAGTTTTATTTGAAATAGGTCAACTTTCTACTAAATATAATAATAGGTTTGGAGATTTAATTAACGATCAAGTTAGAGGTTCTATATTTACAAACTCGGAATATTCTGGAGCTGTTACTAGGCATGACACAAACCCTCCAACTTTTAGCATTGATTGGACTCATAGCTCTATTCCTAAAGAGCTGCAAAATTGGGGAGAAATACAACCATTCTTAGAAACTTTAAATGGGTTAGAGACATACGCAGAAGTATTAGATAAGATAGAGGCATGGCAACTAAGCGGAGTGCTAGGAATTTAGATGACAGACAGTTTACTTGATGCAGCTAATCCAGGTGGCAATGAAGGTGCGCTTTTAGCCAGCTCTAAATATATTGAAAAACTTGAGCAACTTAAAAGAAACCAGCTTGGTAATGAAAATTATAATGAAGATGACAAGACGTTAATTGATGAAACTTTGGAGGATGAATCAAGTAATTTTAATCCAGAGATTATTAATAAAGACCAAATAGAATCAGATCAATATTATATAGAAAAAATAAATAAAGAGCCAGGGCGAAAAGATACTAAAACATCTACACCATTTTTAGGGTTGTATGACAAGTTAAATATTTTTAGTAAAGATTATGGTGGAGAATATGCGCCAGAAGAATTAAGAGGACAGCATAGATTAAGAAACAGCTTAGGCGATCTTTTTCGTATAGCAGATAGAGGTGTTATTAGCGGTACTGTCGGCTTAACTAATACTGTTAATGACGCATTAAGACAGGATATGCCTGGCTATATGGCTGAATTATTATCAGGAGATCCAGTAGGCGCAACAGCTTTATCAATAAAGGCAATAAAAGCTGGAATAGATAAAAAAAGTTTTAATGCTTTTCTTAAAGAATTAGGTGGCAAAGAAGCCAGGATGAGCATTTTAGAAGCTATGGAAACTGGTGCAATGAGGACTAGCCCTGGCACATTATTTAAAGACTTACAAGAAGGAGAAGATCCTTTTGCTGTTAAAGATATTTCAGCATACGACCCTATGGATGGTTCGGACAGATTGAGTGGGGAGAATTGGGGTTTAATAATGGGCGAAGGCAAGTCTATGGATGAAATTGTTGGTGGTTTTCCAGTAAGAGATACAGGCAGACCAGTAGCAGATTTTTCCGTTACGTTTGCTGGAGAAGCAGCTCCTTTCTTTGTAACTTTTGCTGCTGCTAAAGTTTTAACTCCTGGACTACCAGACGAATATGTATATGCAGCCAATGTATTTAATAAAGCAAAAGCTGGATCTCCACAATTTGCTAGAGCAATTGCTTGGATGACAGGCAATATGCCAAGAGTAAGTAAAGTTTCAAAATTTCTTATAAAAGAAGGAATACAAGGAGCAAGAAACTCTCTTATAGCTGAAACATTAATAGGCGATCCATACCAGCCTTCTTTAGCAGATAACTTACTACCAGACTCTATAAACAATAATGGAAGATTAGAAGATAATTATATTGAAGCAAAATTAAAATCTATATTCGTTAATGAAATTATTAACGGAATACCTATGGGAATTGCCTTTGGTGCTGGAGGTAAAGCAATATCTACACCAACAAAATTCGGTGTTGGATTTACAAAAGGATCTTTCCCAGGACTTAATCCAGGTAGATATTCGCAAATGTCCTTACTGGATAACAGCATAAATGCAAAAACAGCCCAGGATTACGGATATTCTTTAGCAAAAAATACAATAGCTTCTCTTATAGATACGACTCAAGCAAGAGTTATAGATCCATTAGTTACTTATTTAGCAAGGTGGAAGTTGGCTAATGCTGCTATAGATAACGCATATCGAATTAGAAAAGAATTAGAAGCAAGAAACTTTTATGAAAAAACACAAAAAGAATTACTAGAGCAAGATGAATTAGATGCAAAAACTAAAATAGAAAAAACGGAAGAAGTTGACGCAGAAATACCAGAACTTAATGACGATAAAACACCAACAAATAGAATAAAAATAAATAATCCAGATGGAAAATCTAAAAAAGATATACAGGAGCATTATGGTCAATATCAAAAAAAACCAGAATGGGAAACAGGATATACAGAGCAGCAAAAAATTGATTTAGAAAAAGAAGCTATAAAAGCAGAAAAGATAGCTAAGAAAAAAATGGAAGAGCTTGGAAATGCTGCTAAAGATTTGCAAACAGAAAATAACATACAAGCACAAATTAGACCTGATGAGGATAGAACTTTTAGTAACGAGTTAGGACAAAGTGTTGGTTTAGCTGCTCCGTTAAGTAGTGAAATTTCTAAATTAAAACTTTCAGATATAATTGTTCGACCAGACGTATTTCAACCAAAAGAAGCTGGCAAAATTAACAAAAAGGGTATTAGCGGTTCGTTAAAAGATGTAAGTGTATTTGATCCTACTTTGGCAGATTTGTTGTCAGTATGGAGAGACACGACAGGGGAGCTTGGAGAGGTCGGGAAAATTTATGTTGTTGATGGTCACAACAGGCTCGACCTCGCCCAAAGATCAGGAATAGGAGAAATAGATGTACGATTTATCCAGGCTGGAACTGTTAAGGAAGCGCAGCAAATTGCGGTATTAAGGAATCTTGCTCAAAGTACAACAGGCGGAAAGTTAACGTCATTAGACGTTGCTAAATATATGCAAAGTTCTGGCGACACTTTAGAAGAATTAGCAACAAAAGGAATAACTTTAACAAGTAAAGAAATGATAGAAGGTAATCAATTATCAAGATTGCCTAAATATTTATTAGACAAAGTTAGTTCTGGAGAATTGCCTTTTAGTAAAGGTGTAGCTTTAGGCTCTGTAGAAGGAGCTAGTGAAACATCAATTAATTTTGTTTACAACAAATACGCTAAAAATCCAAAGTTTAGTGGAGACAGAATAAGACAGATAATGCTGGCATCTACTAGGACAGTAGAAACTGTTACGGAAGGAACTTTACCTGGACTAGAAAAATGGTCAATGGAAAATAACTTACCAGAAATAACAGCTATTGCTGAACAATTTTTAAAAGAACTAAGAGTAAAAATAAGCGGATTAAAAGCAGTAACACAAAAGAATAAAAAGGCTGCTATTGAGCAAATAAAAGGGAATACAATAGCTTATGACGAATCAATAGATAAAAAATTAGAAGCTGAAAAAGCTGTTGCAAGGTTTGAAGAATTAGCATATTCAGTTTCGGATACAAACGCTTTAATAAATGAGCTTGCAGCACAAATGAAAACTGGTCCAATATCAGCAACTATGTTGGTTAAGGACAACTTTGATCTCATAATGTCAACTATGAGAAAAGATGATGCTCCTTTAACTAAGGTTGCATCTGAGCCAGTAAGAGTACAAAGCGAAGTTGATGCTAAGTTAAATGCAAAAGCGCAAAATATTTTAAATAACGAAAGACCTGATCCCATTCCAGACGAGCAAATAGATAAAGTTATTAATGAGCAAACAGAGCTTGATACATATTCAGATAAATCTATAAAAAGCATCAAAGAAGAACTAAAAGCAAATAATGGATCTTTAAATAAAAACCATTCAAAAATTGGAGAAGTACTTAAAGCTACTCAAACATCTACAAAAAGAAAAACTTTTCCGTATGTGACGGATGGAGGTTACACATTTAATTCTGCTCAGGAACTAAATGATATAAGTTTTGACTTAATGTTTCCAACCTTAAAAGATAAGTATCCCAAGCTAGATTTTAGTTCTACTAGATGGGCTGGATCAGCAAAGCCTAGATATGGTCAATATACACTTGAGTTTGCTAACGATATTGATAAAGCTATTTATATTACAGGTAATAGATGGAAAGGAAAATCTAAAAAAGATGCTGAATTTAATGCGTTTTTAGAAGAGCTTGGAATTAGTTCT